ATGTTCGAGGAAGCTACCATTGATGACGAGATTTCTTCTTTCGCTGATCGCCTGAAAGAATTGTTTAAGTCCGGTTCGTGGTACGAACTCGGCGCTTTTGTTGGCGAGGAACTGAATAAGGTGATTGACTCTATCTCTTGGGATAAGTTGGGAACCAAGATTGGTAGGGGTATTACTGCCGCTGTGCAGACCGCCTACGGTTTCATGAAGACCTTTGATTTTTCTAATCTCGGCAACTCTATCGCTACTGCTTTTAACCACATGGTTGAAAATATAGATTTCAGCACTTTCGGGCGACTGCTTGTCCGAGGTGTTGCTTCTCTAATTGATACCGTGGCGGGATTTCTTGGCGGTCTGGATTGGGGTCTGTTGGCTTCCAAGGCCAGCGATTACCTGATCGGTGCTTTCGATGAAGCAAGTGAATGGTTCAAGAGTATTGACTGGACGAATGTTGGCGAAACCCTGTGGAAGTCCATCAAGGATTGTGTGTCCAATATCGACTTCTCTGGCATTGCAAAGTCCTTTTTCACCCTACTCGGTACGGCTATCCGTTCCGCAGCACAGTTCCTCGGCGGCTTCTTCGGAAGTATCGGCAAGGACATTAAGAAGTGGTGGGACAAGGAGATCAAGGGAGAGAATTGGAAGGAAACTGCCAAAAACCTCCTGAACGCTATCGGTGAGGGGTTCAAGAACATCGGCACATGGGTGGTAGAGAATATCGCTTATCCGTTCCTCGATGCCTTGACCGGTGGATATTTCACCGAGCAGATCGAGCTTGCCGGTGGGGATATTGTCGCAGGGTTCTTTGGTGGTATCGGGAAAGCCTTTAAGAATGTTGGTACTTGGATTAAGACCAACATCGTTGACCCCTTCGTTAAGTTCTTCAAAGACCTCTTCGGTATTAAGTCCCCCTCTACCGTGATGGCAGAGATCGGCGGCTATGTGGTTGAGGGCTTCTTTAAGGGTGTCGGTACTTTCAGGAACTTCCGCAGCACTATCAGCGAGTGGGCAGGAGCCGTGGTCGAGTGGTTCCGTAAGGGTGAAGACGGTAAGGGGCTTATCGAACACTTCAAGGAGTTCGGCTCCAATGTCGTGACTGGCTTCAAGGATAAAGTTGGTACTACTTATCAGACCGTGAAAACCAATGTGACTACTTGGGCTTCCGGCGTGAAGGACTGGTTTACCAACGGTTCCTACGGTGGAGTCAATCGTACCACTTTCTCCAACTACGCTAATGAGGTGATCTCTGGCTTCCGTGAGAAGGTAGGCGCTACCTACCAGACTGTTAAGAGCAACATTACGACTTGGGCTTCCAATGTCCGTGATTGGTTCACGAACAGTTCTTACGGCGGGGTCAACTCTACCAATTTCGCAACCTACGCAAACAACATCATCACAGGCTTTAAGGACAAGGTTGGCAGCACCTATTCCACGGTTAAGTCCTCGATCACCACTTGGGCTTCCGGCGTAAAGGATTGGTTCTCTGGTTCCTCTTACGGTGGTGTGAACAGCACTACCTTCGGAACTTACGCAAGCAATGTCCTGAACGGCTTTAAGAACTACATTTCCAACAACTACACCAATGTAAAGAGCAGCATGACCACCTTTGCTTCCAAGGTGAAGAGTTGGTTCACAGACACGGTATCCTACAACTCTTTCTATCAGGTAGCCGCCGATGTGGTCAGCGGCTTTAAGAACGGTATCGGCAATCTGTACCAGACTTGTAAAAACACGATCAGCAGTTGGGGTTCCTCGATCATTGCATGGTTCAAGGATAAGCTGGACTCCAACTCTCCGTCCAAGGTGTTTGAGCGTATCGGCGAGGACACCATTCGAGGTTACAACCTTGGTATCAATGCTCTCGGCGGCACGACTAAGGGCGTTGTGACCTCTTGGGCGAACAGCTTTACCGGCGTGAAGCCTACCATGAGCTTCGCCGTGGATACCTCGGCTCTCAAGTATTACGACAGCAAGTCTTTCGCTCAGAGCATTGTTCCTAATGTGAACAGCAACCACAACTTCACCGTTGCGGGTATTGCGGAAGCCATGCAGGAGTTCTACCACGAGTATGTGGAACCCACGATGGTGCAAATGGCTGAGGATATGCGCCGTCAGGCTGACAAGAAAGAGCAGACTGTTGTTCAGATCGGTAATCGTACCATCACCGATGCCGTGACTACTCAGCGCAATGCCAACGGCTATCAGTTTACTACCGCATAAAGGAGGGGTGAGTAATGTCTTATTTGGCTATCAATGGATATGAACTGCCCCCTCCTAAGCGGGGCGTTAAACCGACTATCGCAACCATCGTGGACTCTGCCCGAAACGCCAACGGCACAGTCGTGGGTCAGCGGGTAGGCCGAGATCAGTACAAGATTGATACTCTGGAATTTCCGTGGCTCTCTGCTGCTGAGTGGAGTCGGATTTTGAGTATTCTCAATCAGTTCTTCGTCTATGTGACTTTCCCCGACCCTGTGACCAACCGTAAAGTCACCATTCGTATGTACTGTGGTGATCGCTCGGCTGAACCCTATTGGGTCGATGAAAACGGCAACCCCACATTCTATCGGAACTGCAAGTTCAATCTGATTGACACAGGCGAGTAAGGAGGGATTTTATGCAAAAAGTATCCAAGGCGTATAAGGAAAGCATGAAATCCTCCCTCCGAGAGAGAGCGTACATCATGCTCTCTTTCGGTCTGGTCAATCAGGAAGCTCAGGCTAAGGCGAGAATTGATGAAAACGGTGAGTTTGCCTATTTCTCCAATGCGTCTACGATCTTTTCCGAGAAAAGCAGTTTTCCGGTATACGCCACTTTGGAGGAGGACTTCACGAGGGTGGACGGCTCCATGCTGTTTCTTCCTCGCCCCAATGAGTCGGGAAACTATATGGACACCGGCATTATCAGCGAAGACCTGATCTCCGAGGGTCAATACGAGCTGCTTATTCAGCTTAACATGGTGGCTACCGACTTCATGGGCATTACCATCAACTTTGGCGAAAACTACCCTGTGGACTTCGACATGGTAGGCAGCAGCGGTCAGGTCATCGAGTTCCGTGGAAACGACAAGGCCGAGTTCAATACCGAAGAGGTGTTGTTTGACACCACCTCTGTTCGGCTGATCTTCTACCGCATGAAGAACCCGCAGAGCCGTCTTCGCATTTATTCTATCCGCTTCGGCTTCGGTCTGGTGTACTACAACGACTCGGTGCTGGCTTCCTCTCTGGAAAGTTATGTGTCCCCTGTGGGCGCTGATGTACCGCAGATCGACTTCATGGTGCAACTCAAGAACTACGACCACTACTTCAATGTAGACAACCCGAAGTCGGCGATCAACTTCCTTGAAACTGGTCAGCAGATGGAGATTTTCTACGGCTATCAGCTTCCCAATGGTGGAGAGATCGAGTGGGTGCGTGGCAACCGACTCCTGTGTTCCGAATGGGAAAGTGATGACTACACCGCTACCATTCGCTGTCAGGACATTTTTCGCAATATGGACTCGGAGTATTTCAAGGGCGTGTACAGCAGCGCCGGTAAGAGCTACTTCCAGTTGGCTCAGGAGATTTTGGCAGACGCAGGGGAAACCGACTACTACATCGACCCTCGACTCCACAACCTCTACACCAAGAACCCGCTGCCGAGAGTTCAGCATAAGGAAGCCTTACAGATCATTGCCAACGCCTGTCGGTGTGTTCTGTCCCAAACCCGCTACGGCACAATCCAGATCAAGTCTTCGTTCACTCCCGAAGCGTCTGTTTCGGCAAATGAGGAAGCCCCTTATTCTCAGGTGGGCAACATCATGAACGATGACCCCAAGGTGGAATATGCTACTCTGGCTCAGGACTACACCACCGCAGACGGCACGATGTATTTCCTTCCTCGCAATGTGAGTGGGAATGTGCTTCATACCGGCTTTGTATCGGCTGAGGTTTCTGATGCTGATGGTAACTTCACTACTAACCCTGTGCTGACGGTTACGCAGGAAGCGGTCTGTATGTACTACGGACTCAAGATGATCTTCGGTCATTCGCTCCCTGCCGGTATGGTCATTCGCACCTACAATGACGGCTCTCTGGTGGAAGAGTATGAGGTAGAGGAAGAGATCACCAAGAACTTTGTGCTTCTGCATACCTTTGATGACTTCGACACCATGCAGATCGAGTTCACTAAGACAGCGAACCCTTACAACCGTATCACCGTCAACCATTTCTCTTTCGGTGATGTGACCGAGTTCACCATGACCCGCATGGACATGACCTCTTCTCCCAAGGCAATCAAGCAGGAGCTTGTTAGGGAAGTCATCGTTCCCTGTTACAGCTATCAGAGCGGTACTGCGGAAGAGAGCCTTATCAGCGAAGAGATTACTGTTCAGGCCGGTACTACTGAAACTTTCTTTGTAGGTGAACCTTCCTACAACTTCCGAGCCATGTTAGATGACTCCGAAAGCGGTGTGTCGATCACCGCATGGGGTAACTACTATGTGACGCTACACTTCACGGTAAGTGGAACCTACCGCTTGGAGGTCATGGGTTGGCGCTACAAGATCGTGGAGCGATACGCCACCAAGGTTCTGAACAACCGTGGCAAGACTATCAAATGGGCGAACCCGCTGATCTCGGACATGACGATGGCTACCGACCTTGCCGAATGGCTTGGAGAGTATTACACAGCCGGTGTCGAGTACGAGTACAGCACGAGGGGCAACCCTGAGATTGATGCCAACGACATTGTGTATCAGGAAAACGAGTTCCACGATGGCATGAAGGTGAATATTTACCGGCAGACCATCAATTTCAACCAGAGCTTTTCTGGTAAAGTTACCGCTCGAAGGATTGGAGGTTAAGCTATGGCAGCAGTTTGGCAAACCCCGAAAACCGACTGGACTGGCACGACCACTTCCAGCGGTGAATATGTGGGAGATCGGTTTAACGCTGCCGATTTCAACCGCATTAAAAACAATTTGGATTTTCTGAGAGAACTGGCTATCAAGCTGTACGAAGAGTTCTCTATCGTATCCCTTGGTGCTGATCGTACTCCCAAAGATTACTTCTACGCTGACGAGATCAACCAGCTTGAGGAAAATCTTAATACGATCAACGCCAACACCCTGAAAAGACAGTATGGTGTTACCCCTTCTTATATCGCAAACGGCCTGACGATGGACTTCATCGAGCTTAACCGATTGGAGGGAGCCATGCTTGATCTTTATGACAGACTCACCAACGAGTCGGAAGGGAGAAGAATGTTCACATGGAATTTCGGAATGAAAGGAGGGGGTCTGTAAATGGCTTGGGTACTGTTACCGGTTGATTATACCGATGCTGTATGGAGCGGTCTGAAACGCTATATGCAGGTGGAAAATGAGGACGGCACAGTTTCTTTCCAAGATGTTACGGTGTACTCCCAAAAGGAAAAATCGTTCTTCGGAGCCAAAGATGCCAACCGAATGAACGAAGCCTTGAACGCCATCATGTCTATGGTGGAAAACGGAACCGACCTCTACGAAGCGTTCCAAAACTACTTTGCCGATCAGAAGGTGCTTTTCGAGCAGGAAGCCGACCAGAAGCAGGAAGACTTCACCTCTTACATGGAGGGTATCGAAAAGCAGGGTGACGCTCTGATCGAGGAACTGGAAACCGGTTATCGCACCGAGATTGACCAGTTCGAGGAAGCTCAGGAGCAGTTGTTCAACACTTGGTTTGAGTTCATCAAGGGTCAGTTGACCGATGATGTGGCGGGTAATCTGCAAAACCAGATTGACACTTTGGAGGTCAAGACCGATGGTTTTGCTCCCATGACCACCACTTTCTCTACCGATGGCAAGCGTATTACCGAGGTTTCCGGCACAAAGCGTATCGAAACCGAGTTTGTGTCTGATACCGTCATCGTCCAGAAGCTCTATGAGAACGATGTTCTGATGAAGACCAAGACGATCACATTCAGCGCCGATGGCATGACCATCGAGGAAGGAGTCAAATAATGAGTTGGGCAGAAGCAAAATGGACGGTTGACCAGATTTTGCAGAAAATTGGTCAGGCTCCGAACAACATGAGAGCGTTTAACGCTTTCTCGGTCAATAAGACCAGTATCGGGTTGAACTTTCTGGAACCCGAAGACAGCTACGCAGACGGTAATCTGATCTGCTCCGTTGCCGGTGTCATGGTTCGCATGAGTACCACCGGCTATCCCGCCAACACCTCCGAAGGTGAACTGGTTGTGGACAACAGCGACCTTGGCAAGTACGCCACGGACGCTTTCGTGGTAGAGGGACTGGTAGAGGGTCAGACCTATTACTTCTCCGCTTTCCCTTATTCCACTCAGGGTGTGTTCAACCTTTCCACCAATGAGGTCAACCATGCGAGTGCGGCTCCGGCAGACGGTGAAACAGTCAATGTCACGATCACCGTTGATGACGCTGCGGCGTTCACCGGTGTAGTCATCACTTGTGTTGATGAAACCGAACCGAGTGCTACGCAGACCGCTACTCTGGCTTCCGCTCAGAGAGAAGCGTCTTTCGTGGTTCCCATTGGTCACAGCTACCATGTGGAGTACGGTGCGGTAGATGGCTATTCCAAGCCTGAAAACACCCCCTCCAAGGTGTCTATCGCCGGTGCTACTACCGACTACACCGCTACCTACCACTATTTCTCCGCAACCATTGATGTGGCCTACCCTGTGGGCGCAATCCTGACTTGCACTCACGGCAGCACCGTCTACACGGCTCCCGATACTTCCGGCACTCACCGCTTTGTGGTGCATGAGGTTGGTACTTGGGAAGTCAAAGCCGAGGGCGGCGGTGAGGTTGCTTCCATTCAGGTATCTATCACCACGGACGGTCAGTCTGAGAGCGTAGAGCTTTCTTTCGTGAAAATCTACGGTATCAGCCGCAATATCACCGCTACTTCTCCCGCATGGGCGAGAAGTGATGACGCTGTTGGTATGACCGCCACCGCTTCTGTTGGTACTACCGCAGGAGCCAGCAGCTTCGACAGTTGCTACCCTTGGTCTGAAATTCAGCGTGAAACCCTGTCCACCGGTGATGTGATGGTCAAAATCCCTAAGTTCTGGTTCCAGCGTTACCGTGAGGGCAATGTCGAGTACATCAAGATCGCAGATAAAGCCGCTACCGGCTTTACCCTGCACCCTGCTTTTAAGCATGGCGGTGTGGAGTGCGATCACATCTATGTAGGTGCTTACAAGACTTCCTCCAACAATAAGTCTGTGACCGGCGCTTCCCCTCAGGTCAGCCAGACCAGAGCTACTATGCGTAGCAACGCCAAGAACAAGGGAACTGGTTGGAGTCTGATCGACATTTCCGCTCTGTCTGCTATCCAGATGCTTATGCTGGTAGAGTTCGCCGACAACAATATGCAGTCCAAGATCGGGCGTGGCTATTGTGACGGCAACAGCGCCGCTATTAAGACTGGCTCTTGCGACAGCGTGTCCAACCTGACTGGTAGACCCGCTGGCACGGACGGCAAGGTTGATGTGGTATGGCGTGGTATCGAGGGCTTTTGGGGTAATGTTTGGGAGTGGGTTGACGGCCTGAACTTCAACGAGGGCAAGTATTATGTCTGCAACGACATTTCCAAGTACGCTGATGACACCGCCACCAACTACGAGCAGCTTTCCTTTACCGGTGCTACCAACTGGTCTTCTTCCTACATTACCGAAGAGGGTCTGGACACCGGCAACAATCCCCATGTCATCATGCCCAAGGCGGCAGGAAGCGGCAGCGAGTCCACTTACGAGTGTGACGCTTGTTGGTCTTCTACCGGTTGGCGGGTGTTCAGACACGGTGGTCTTTGGAGTGATGCTTCGAAATGCGGTCTGTTTACGGCTTATCTGGGCGATGACTCCTCGGGCGCGGCCACGAGCGTCGGCTCCCGCCTGCTTTATATCCCCTCCTAAGGGGGTGTGGGGGATTTTCTCCCCCACATAAAGTGGTGCTACAAGGAAAGAACTTATAAGTTTAAGGCGACCAACCATAGCGGGTGTTCAAACACGGTGGTAATTGGAATAATGCTTCGAAATGCGGTCTGTTTACGGCTAATCTGAACAATGACTCCTCGAACACGAACACGAACATCGGCTCCCGCCTACTTTTGTTAAATCGTAAATCAATGAAAGGTTGTATCGCCGTACCCATTGGTAAAAAATCGTTTGGAGGGACAGGGCTGGTAGGTTCACTCTCGAAAGCCCTGTAAGAAACAAAAGCAAATATGAAAAGATTTGGTTTCCTATACGAGCAGATTATCTCAGTTGAGAACTGCAAGACGGCAATCCTGAACGCTTCCAAGAAGAAACGCAAGCGCAAGACTGTCATCATGATCTTGGAAAATATAGACTACTACGCTCAGGAATTGTCAGACCGCATGGCTCGTTTAGACTTCCTCACTCCTTATGTGAAACGCATAATCCGTGATGGCCTGTCCGGTAAAGAGCGAGAGCTTCAAATACCCTCGTTCTATCCTGACCAATGCGCTCACCACGCAATCATGCAGATCGTTCAGCCGATCTTCCTGAGATCGTCCTACCATTGGAGCTGCGCCAATATCCAGAAGAGAGGTATCGACCTCGCTTGCAAGGGCGTAGAAAGAGCGACCATGCGTGATATAAAACAGGCCAAGTATTGTGCGAAGATGGACATAAGTAAGTTCTATCCTTCAATTCCTCATGATAAACTCAAGGCTCGTCTGCGAGAGAAAATCAAAGACGAAAAGGCACTTGCCCTGATTGATGCGGTCATTGACTCCCACGAGAAGGGTATTCCTATCGGGAACTACACATCTCCTTGGTTGGCTGAGTTCTTCTTGCAACCGCTCGACCACTTTATCAAACAGCAGCTCGGCGTGAAACACTATATCCGATATGCTGATGATCTGGTGATGACCGGCAATAACAAGAAGAAACTGCGAAAAGCCATGTATGCGGTGATTGAGTACATAAAAGGCTTGGGCTTGACTGTTAAGCACGATTACCAGTTATTTCGTGTGCAGCGGAAGAACCGAGAGCGCAAACACCGTAAGGGAAGAAAGATCGACTTCGTAGGCAGATGCTTCGGTATCAGGGTCACTACCATTCGTAAGCGGAGGGCGTTGGCTTTGATGCGGCAGAGCCGGTACATTCGCAAATTGCAGGAAAAGGGACGGCCTGTGCCATTCAAGGTAGCTTCCGGCTTCCTGTCCCGAAGTTCCTGCTTCAAACATACCGACTCTAAGGCCATGAAAGAAAAATACTACGATACTGTGAACATTAGAAAATTGAAGGAGGTTGTCAGCAATGAGAGTAAAAGGCAATATCTCGCCCAATGTGCTTAACATTGAGCCTTACGCTCCCAAAGCCGGTCATGTGGAAGTCAGGCTGAGGGACAACATCAATCCCATTGTGGAAACGGACGAGATGACCGGTCAGGAAATCTCCATGTTTGAGTATGACGAATACACCTTTGTCCTGCCTGATCGTGACGGTCTGCGTGAGGACATTGAAGCAAACATGGCAGATTGGCTTGCTACCGGTAGAACTCTGGAAGTCAATGAGGGCGCAAGTATCCTGATGGATATGAAAGACGCTCTCGGAATTGTGGGGGTAAAGGTATGAATGTAATCGAACAGGCAAAGGTTATCCGTGAAGCTATGGACTATGCCGGTGCTACTCTGACCGAGGAAGCGGCTCTGGTGTGTGTCCATCTGTACCGTCCTTGGGCGGTAGGTGTTTCTTACGCTGAGGGTGAGTATTTGACCTACGGCGAAAACAAGGTCGGCGATCCTCAGCTTTACAAGGTGGCACAGGCTCACACTTCTCAGGCTGATTGGACTCCCGATATTACTCCCGCACTTTTCACTCCGATTGGTCTGACCGAGGAAGGTTATCCTGTATGGGCGCAGCCTACCGGAGAGCATGACGCTTACAACACCGGCGATATTGTAAGCTACAACGACACTCTGTACATCTCCACCATTGACGGTAATGTATGGAGTCCTGACGCTTACCCTGCCGGTTGGGAAGTGTACGATGCGTAACGGAGGTACAGCCCAATGGAAACTATCATTGTCGCCCTTATTTCGGGTGGAATTACCCTGATCGGTGTCCTGATCGCCAACAGCAAGACTCAGGCCGTCATGGAAACCAAGGTTGACGAACTGACTCGTGAAGTTCGTGAACACAACAATTTTGCCAAGCGTATGCCGGTGGTTGAAGAGCAGATCAAGGTCATCAACCATCGTATCGAAGACTTGGAGGGCTTTCACAAGCCCAACTGACACAAAAATCAAGGTGGATTAGGTGTGCCATTTCTGAAAATCTCACAAAGTCCCCTTATAGAAACGCTCTTCAAGAGGGGTTTATAGGAAAATCGTGAAATGAGCCACCTTACCCACCCACATAGGAGGTATTACTATGCTTAACGCTGTTCTGAATAATCTGGTCAATATCGGGTGGGCTATGCTCATTTTCCTGTGTGCATACCTCTCCAATATGTCCTTCTCGATGTACTACAACATCAAAATCCTGTTGGAGCCTTTCAGCAAGGACAAGCTGATGAACTCCGGCTTGAAGATTGCCGCTTTCATTTGCGGCCTGACGCTTCTGTGTCTGTCCGTTACTACGCTGCCCCTGTTTGCTGATATGGTGGGGTGGACAATCCCCGAAGAGTATGCAGAGATTTTCAGCGACCTCGTAATTATCGGTGCGGTTCTGATGGTGTCCTGCAAGTACATTGTTGAAGCATTTACTAAGTTCAAGGCTATCTTGGATTTCAGGAAGGAGGAAACCGACAATGGCTAAAAAGAAGCCCACCCTCAATCTGAGGTACTACAACCACGAGATTGACGATGATCTGCCCTATGTAGGTCAGCTCAAGCTCGACAAGAAGACTGGTTACATCTACGATGAAGACGGTGATGTGGTAGACGAAGATACCCTTGCCGGTTTCATGGAGGGTGACGGAAAGGGGGACGATGACGATGAGTAACAGTTCTCTCATTTCCTGTACTGTCCTCAGTCCCAACCATTCTGGTAAGCGTACCATGCCCATTGACCGCATTTCCATTCATTGTATGGCGGGTAATCTGTCTGTGGAGTCCTGCGGCTCTCTGTTTTCTAAAAGCAGCAGACAGGCTTCCAGTAACTACGGCATTGGTTCCGATGGTCGTATCGGCCTGTATGTGGACGAAGCAAACCGCTCTTGGTGTACTTCTTCCAGAGCCAATGACCAGAGAGCGGTCACT